ACCGATACTTATAGATTAGGTGTTTTTAGAAATGGTACCATATTACAATCTTCAACTATTAGAGCAAACCTAAATTCAACAACTAACGTTTACCCTCGTAATTGTTCAGCTGAATGCTTTGTTAATCTTGGTAATGGTGATTTAGTGGCGCCCGTGGTTTCTTGTGTGACCTCTACCAATGCTGTTACTATTGTTGACATTAATTTTAATGTTATTCAGATTCAATAAAATATATTCGATTGACCTATTTTTGATCAATACAATATATTTAACGTTTCCTCATTGTAATAGTTCTGTGTGATTTAATTACTTTATTAAGCCTATACTTATTCCCACAAGTTTGAACATAATGAACGAACATTAAATCATATTGATAGGTTATCCGTCCTTTATATACCCATCCGTCGCTTTCTGCGTATACTATCTCATACGTGTAATCGTTTTTTGGTAAACAGTACATTCCACTTATTCTTATATCACTTCTTTCTTGTTTCATATTAATGTTGTTGGTTATGCAATATTTATAAACTGCGCTTTCCTTGGTTACAACATCACTTATGTTGTCAACTATCCTATAACATTTCTCTTTAGTTTCTATAAGATAATACATCGTTATTATATTGTTTAGATAATATTTTTTGCTCTTTCCAATATCAAATTTTTAATATCTTTGAGCTCTTCCATATCAATGAACTGTTGTAACAAATCTATTTTTTTAAGTGCTTCGTTCTTCTTCTTCGTCTTGCCATAGTAATATAAACTATTCTTATTTTTTCGGCATTCTTTACATTCAGCTCTCTTTTTATCAAACATGTTGATTGGTTTTATCTCGTCACACTTTCGACATTTCTTTTTTCCTTGTTGTCTTAAATCTCTTTTTAATTTTTTGACACATTCACAAGTACAATCTTCACAAGGCATTTTATATTTTATTATATTAATAATACTATATAAAATAATCCTTAAGCCATTTATTCTTTAATAATCAGTGCGGTTATTTTGTTGTTATTTATATTATGCGTCGCCTTAGTATAGGTCGATTTTTTCACTTTAACCTTTTCACCTTCTTCGTTAATCACATCAACTATTTGCGTAGGTCCTTTTATTCTCTTACAGCTTTCGACTTTTATTAAACCTTTATCTTTAAAAATCATATCATTAACACCGCTCCTAAATTGCATAGTATCGCCTATTAAATCATATCCTCTACTCATTAACTTAAAATCTTTAAAGTCAATTTTATATTTACCTTCGAACCTGTTGGGCTCAGTATATTTTATAGTTTTATTCTTATGATCTATTATTTTTTTATCGAATCTCATTTTTATATTTAATCCTTTCATCTTTAACACAACCTTATTATTCTTTAATGATTCGTTTTTTAAAGCATACATTTTATTACCTAATGTCACAAGCTCTTTATAATATCCTCCTTCTTCGCCTGTCTCGTTCGTTAGCTCTCCTAAGGCTTCACCTCCTGAACCAACCCATTTCTTACTTAGCCTCTCATCACCGTATATATTATAATCTGTCACTACACTGTCAGTGTCCATATAATATATATTACCCCCAACACCTTTAATATCGGTTAGCAGTTTGTATAATTCAAGCCTTGCGTATGAGGTAACCATCGAGGCGATACCCACGTTGGCAAAATTAGCCTTTATACTATCTACAACCTTATACACATCATACTTGCCGATTTGTTGATAATCTTTAAGCTTTTGTGAGAATAAATAACCTGTCAATCTGTTCTCTCGGTTGTCTTCCGCTGTTTTGTATGAATGCTTTGATTTGGTGTTTTTCTCTTTAATAATTTTAGTTTGTTCGCGGTCTTTGTATCTAATCCCGAAAAATCCATATAGACTGTTAATTATAATTTTAGCAATGCTCCTTAATGCTTTGTTATTATCTTTCTGGGCGTCTAATTTCATTTTATATAATTCATCAACAGACTTCTTAAAATATCTGGCCTTGTTTTTATAATTATACACCTTGATATATTCATATTGATACCCTAGCCGTTTTTTTAGACTATATCGAATCTCTTCAGTTGTTATTATAGACTCTACCCATTTCTCTGCGTAGGGAAAGCATAACTTACCATCAATAACAACAGCATGAAGCGGTATTCGGTTCTGTTTCTTGTGTCTGAACCGACATTTTACAAAACCGAACCAATCAGGGTTGAATTTTTTAGTTTTAACATCTAACTCCTCAACCACGCCATATTGAAATTTGTATTTTTGCATAATGTAGGGATATAAACTGGTGAAATCAAAATAATATAAATTCTTCATTATATGGCCTAGTTTCGTCATACATTCATTTCTACCCCCATAATAAAATTTTCTTAGTTCTTCGTCAATTCTATCAGGTAATTTATGAATGGGGTATTTTTCCTGATCATAATGTTTAGTCATAAAAAAATTTCGAGCTATTGAGGCATTTGTTATATTTTCCTTGATCCCGAATTTATAAGCCTTACTCAATATTTTATCAAAAATATCTAATATCTCATATAGGCTTACACAGTCATTCTTAAGATAGTTTTTAACATAATCATATATTTCATTGGTGGCACAATTATCTATATTAATTTTGTTATGGTCAACATCTCCCTCTAATTTAACCGTTTTAGGCTTGAAATTATTGCAAGCCGCATCTAAAGACGATGATATTAAATTATATGAATCTCTAATTAATACCTGTTTCTTATTAATGATTAAAGATAATTGTAATATTCGCCCTCCATTCACTAGTAAATTGAGAATGACAGTATAGGGGTTTATCAGTATCTCTTTTAATAATAAATATGTGTCAAACTTTCCGCCGTTGTGCGCATATATAATAGTATCTCTTTTAATTTTATTAGATAGATAATCAACGAAAGATTTTAATACATTATCATGTTTGTTTTTGAAAAATTCCTTATAGACGGAGCCATTATAATAACCACACGCATAAACAATAGTGTCATGTTTCATTTTCTTATCCCTATCAGAATTGCATGTCTCCAAATCGAATGTAGCTATATCGAAACCGTCCTTAAGTTTCATATCTCGACTTTCGTATAATGTCTGTTCATTCGCTACCCCGTTATTAATTCTGGTTACCAAATCATCATTATTTACCTTAGGAATACATGCTATTGCGTGACCTTGATATATAACAATGTTTATCTCATTCTTTTCGGATTGGTTATAAACTTTCTTCTCGATTTCATAATCCAAAAAATAAACATTAATTCGCCTTTTAAATTCTTTCGATATAATCGGGCACATTTCCTTTAAATTTTTCTTTGTACCTTTCGGAATTTTTTGGGCCACGATATTCTTAATATCATCACAGCTAACTTCATCAGATTCATTTAAAGACATAAGGCAGGCCGTTAATATACATCTCGATTTAGTTTTCGGTTGCACTAAAATATATTTTCGGGATAAATCACATAACATCTTTTTTGAATCTGGGCTAAAAATCATGCCTTCGGTTATTTTTTGGTATGCATCAATATCTAACATAGAACCGAAAACGATTGCTTCATCTTTAGGTGGTGTGTTAATTCGTTCAATCTCCATATAATTGATATACATATCATCGGAATAATTACCCAGTGCTTCGGTTAAGATATCCTGTAACTTCTCAAGCACCACATTATAATTGGCGTATGGTGTAGATAACATTACATCTTCAATATCACCGTAATCAACATTAAGAAAAATTCTGTAAACCGAGTTTTTCATTTGGTAATATGAACTGTCTAATTTGATAGTATCCATAGCTTTTTTAACAATATCTTCGATAAACTTACCCCTTACCATAATAGGATTATCGATTAAATCAACCCTTTTAGTGAACATGGTATTTAACTTATAATTCCTCGGTGCCATTATCTCAACCGGAGCCTTTGCTATAGTTTTAATAACTTCTTTCTCTCTCGCGTCATTTTGGCTATCATCATAACCTTTTACAATCTCATAACCGAATTTTTTAAATCTGGCACCCTCGGGTGTGGTTCGATTTAAATTCTTTTTTAGTGTATCTAACGAAAACCCTTTAACGCCAGGCATAGCGGTTTTTCTCATAAACCTTGAAACCTCACTAAGACTTTTAGCAATTAGCACAACTTTATTTTTTCTTAAAACTTGATATCGCATTATAATTAGGAAGAAGAAAAGATTATATATAGTTTTTCTCTGGTTATTATTACTATATATAATATTTTCTTAAGTCTATTTATAATTAAACGCGCAATAATATTTATCATAAAGTCGAAGACTCGCTTTAAGCGTCCGAAGGAAGGACGCGACCCAGTGGGAATTTATAGACACGCATTTAAATATTTACCGTTGATAATACTAAATTTAACCATAATTTTATTTTTGTTAACCTCTAAATATTTATTTGCATCATTTCTATAATATACCTTAATATATGGAAATCCTTTTTTATCTAGATAGAAGCATATATTAAGATCTCTATACATACTTTTGATATGTGTAAAGGTTTCAAGGGACCTTTTACCTCTAAGAGGAATACTATATATATGATCACTGTAGGAACACTTATAAGCCTTGTCGCCTACTAAAAAAGCTATTTTTTCACCATTAGACATTTTATCCAATAAGATTTTTTTCTTATTTTTTTTCTTAGTAACCGATTTGGTTATGTCAACAAGTGGGAGATTATGAGGGAGATAATTATTAATACAATCGGATCCTAAAATTAATATAGCATCAGTCAAGCTATTTTTTATATAGTGTAGTTCGTGAATATCCTTTTTACCACATACGCAATTTTCTGAACCCATACCCGACATATAATAATTCCATTCATGACAACAGTTGGGAAATTCTTTAGATACAGAATTATTTATAAAAGCTGTTTTTAAGTTTTCGAAATATTTGTTAACCATTTTCTAATATTCCTATATAAAATAATCTTTAAGCCATAAACGCGTTAAACCGATGAAAAACGCCAAAAGTAAGAGAAAATGCCGTGAGAGCGTCAGAGAGGGGAAAAACCGCTATTTTTAAGGC